GTGCTATAATCGCAGGAAGCTATTATCAACACGATGAGAGCTATATGGACAAGCTTTCTAACCGACACTGGCGAGGCCTTGTTGTCTTGAATGAGGTGGAAGATGGCTGCTTTGATGAGATGATGCTGTCTATAGACTATCTGGAGAAGAAATATGGCAAGCTGTGAAACATGCTTTTATGCGGAACGAGGGCATTTAGAAGACCCCTGCTCCACTTGTGACCCCTCTGGAATGGGTGAAAACCTATCTAATTGGGTGTCTATGAAGGTTTTTGATAAAGTGGATAACAAGCCTTGGGAGCAAGTGGTGGCTGATTTGTCAGAAACTCCTAAGCAGGGTGTTAAATATGACGATGGTAAGGCACGATGGGAGCTCATTCCTTTCCGAGCCATGCGAGATGTTGTAGATGTGCTCACCTACGGGTCACGCAAGTATGCAGATGATAACTGGAAGATTGTCCCTGATGCACGTAAACGCTATGTCAGCGCTGCCTTCCGTCATCTGACAGACTGGGCAGGAGGAGAGAAGAAGGACAGCGAGACAGGCAAGAGCCATTTAGCCCATGCTATTTGTTGCTTGCTTTTCTTGCTTTGGTTTGAACAAGAAGATGAGAAATGACTTATTACACCCCCTATATCAAAAGCAGCTACATCAAAGGAACTATGCGTAGACAAACAGTGGATGACTTCCTTGCTGCCTGCTCCTTTGTAGCGGTATTTAAGCAATTTGCACATGACACAGCTTTCTAACATCAAAGAACATCTAAGGCAGATGGATGAGGTGGCTCTATTGGAGCTTCTCAACATACAGAGCAGCGACCTTGTTGAAGCCTTTGCTGAAAAGATTGACGAACAACTAGAAAAACTAATTAAGGAATTGAATGACTAATAAACGCGAAATGACCCCGTACCAACATTACATCAGCAAGAGCCGCTATAGCCGCTTCTTGGACAAGGAAGGCCGTCGTGAGCATTGGCCTGAGACAGTGGCCCGCTATTTCGACTTCATGGGGAATCATCTGCTGACCAAGCACAATTATGTGCTGCAAGATAGCCTCCGTACCCGCTTGCAGGATGCTGTGACCAATCTGGAAGTGGTTCCATCAATGCGTTCCATTATGACTGCTGGAGATGCCCTTGAACGACAGAATGTTGCAGGATACAATTGCTCCTACTTGCCCATCGATGACCCAAAGGCCTTCGATGAAGCCATGTACATCCTTCTCTGTGGTACAGGGGTGGGCTTCAGCGTTGAGCAGAAGTATGTGGCTAAGTTGCCAGAGGTTCCAGAAGCGTTGTATAATAGCAACACTGTTATTGGCGTTAAAGACAGTAAAGAAGGATGGGCAAAGAGCCTCCGACAAGTGGTTGCCTTGCTTTATGCAGGTGAGATTCCTAAGTGGGATGTGTCAGCCGTTCGTCCGGCTGGGACACGGCTCAAGACTTTCGGTGGACGAGCTTCGGGGCCTGAGCCTTTGGTTGACCTCTTTAAGTATGTGGTTGCAAAGTTCAAAGGTGCTGTTGGTCGAAAACTCACTAGTCTTGAGGCCCACGATATATTGTGTAAGGTTGGGGAAGTCGTTGTGGTGGGAGGGGTTCGACGCAGTGCAATGATTAGCTTGTCTGACCTGTCAGATGACCGGATGAGCCATGCTAAGGCAGGCAACTGGTGGGATGGTAATGGACAGCGTGCATTGGCTAACAACTCAGCGGTGTATGATGTGAAGCCTGATGTTGGTAAGTTTATGCGTGAATGGAGTACTATTTATGAAAGCCATAGTGGTGAGCGTGGTATTTTTAATCGTTATGCTAGTGACTTGCAGGCTGCGAAGAATGGCCGTAGGGAAACAGGACAGGAATGGGGAACAAACCCATGCAGCGAGATCATTCTTCGTCCCTTCCAGTTCTGTAACCTCTCGTCCGTGATTGTGCGTCCAGAAGATACTGAAGAAACCTTGTTGGATAAGATTGAAATGGCAACCATCTTGGGAACCTTCCAATCAACTATGACAGACTTCCCATATCTGCGTAAGATTTGGCAGCGTAATACAGAAGAAGAGCGTCTGTTGGGTGTGTCTATGACAGGCCCATTAGACAATCTGTTGTTGAATAACCCAGAAGACCCTGAATTGCCGGGGCGTTTAGAAAGGCTTAAAGAACGTGCTGTTATCACTAATAAGCAATTCGCTGGTTTTATTGGGATTAATGCTTCTGTGGCAATTACCGCTATCAAACCTGAGGGCACTGTATCTCAGCTTACTGGCACTGCTAGTGGGCTTCACCCTCAACATAGTAGCTATTTCATTCGCCGTGTACGAAGCGACAATAAAGACCCTCTGACAGACTTTCTGAAGGCCTCTGGATTCCCTTCAGAGCCTTGTGTGATGAAGCCAGAGGGTACAACAGTGTTTAGCTTTCCTGTTAAGGTTAAGGAAGGCGCTCTGCTGCGAGAAGAGCTTGATGCAGTTAGTCACCTGAAGTTGTGGCTGCTCTATCAGCGTCATTATTGTGAGCATAAGCCTTCAGTGACCATCAGTGTGCAAGAGCATGAATGGCCTATTGTTGGTGCTAAGGTTTGGGAGAATTTCGATGAGATTACAGGCGTGAGCTTCTTGCCTATGGATGGTGGAACTTACCGGCAGGCTCCTTATGAGACCATTACGGAGTATGAATATCATACGATGGAGGCTTCAATGCCTACTAGTATTGATTGGGACAGCTTTGTAGAGAATACTGACAATGTGGAAGGCGCTCAAATGCTCGCTTGTGTTGCTGGTATTTGTGAAATTTAATGGAATTTATTTACCAGAAAAAAGAAACAGAGGAACAATGGGGAAACTGGAAAGTTTCTTCATTTAACCCTATATGGATGGGATATTTAGCAATTGCTGTTGCTGACGGAAAAGAGTTTTCACGCCTTTTAAAAGGAATGGACACCCTTCCTGCCTTTTTAACAGATGCTAAGAAGTTTTTAACAAAGGAAACAAATGATCTTTGACTATGTATGGAATACAGGCTTTGTATTCGGCATTGAGCACGATGTTGTGCATGTGACGGAAACAGAAGAGGAGCTAGACTTAGATGGAGAACCAAATAACATGATCTTGGTGCATCTAGGAATTATTACCATCAGCATCATCTTCATGTAACGAAAAAGGCCGCTAGCATTACACTAGCGGCCTTTCTTATTTCTTCTTCTTCTTTGGAGGCTTGCTCTTACCAGCTTCACTCAATGCAATTGCAATGATCTGCGCTCGTGGTCGCTTACCTTCGTGCATCATCTTAGAGATGTTCTTGCTTACAGTTTTTTGACTGCTTCCTTTACTTAATGGCATCTGAATTCTCCTTCTTTGGTTGGCGCATTTCTGCAAGTTTCTCAACAGTACGACCTCCGAAGTAGGCAAGGAAAACAATCTGTCCCCAACTACCTAGAAGCTGTACATAGCTTTCTTGTGCATTATATCCAAAAGCAGACATAGCAGTGAATAAGAAATAAGCAAGGAAAATGGCAATGAGTGCCAGAGGCCTTACATTCTTAGACAACCAACTATCGCTGCTCATGTCAGCTTGCCATCGGTCAGTGATGTTGGTTTGCTCTGTCTTATAAAGCTCAGTGTCGTTAGCCATCTTAGCCAGTTCCCCGTCCTGCGCCATCTTAGCAAGCTCCAGTTGAGCCTGCGCCTTAGCAGCTGGGTCAGGAATCAGCTTGTCAATAAGTTTACCAGCTACATTTAGTAATCCGTCAAGCAGCATATACATTCCTATCTAATTCGATATGCGGGCCGTCTGGAAAGCGTTGCCAGAAAGCTCCGCATTCTATGTCCACATCCAACTTATCAGCCACTTCCTGCACATGCGTAGCAAGCTCCTTATACTTATCCATCTCCCAACAAGCTTTCCCATCAATGATGATGCAAACATCCACAGCATGTCCTGTTAGATGTCTGCTCTTCATTGTCGAGCTTTTCTTGTCAGCAAAGAGCTGCTTCTGACGCTCTAGGCTACGAAGCCCTTCAGTGATTGAGAAGTCATAAGGAGCGTCTTTGATAGCCTCCTCCATGACCCTCTGAAGGTCTTCATGCACAGTGGCTAGGTTAGCCTTGCTTTTTAGTCCAAATGCTTGGGTCATTGTCCAAACTCCTGTATTGGTTGACGCTCAGTAAGACCTAATTCGCCAGTACTAGCAGAAGCAAGGCCACCAAACAAAGCAGAAGAAGCTTTATTTTTGCTAACACTTTTTAATAATTCAAAGCCTTTCTTAGTCAAGGTTCCTGTTTTAGTTTCAAGCTCTTTGATTAATGCAGAAGCATCAGCAATAGCTTTTGGGTCAGACAAGAATTCCTGAATTTCAATGCTTTCGCTTTTAGTTGCTCTGTTCTGCACATAGCGGCTCAAGATGTTGCCAAATGTACGGAATGTGCTCAAGATTGGATTACGAACATCACCAGCAACTTGCTCAATACGGGAACCTGTAGCTCCTTCAAAGGCTGTACGCTGAGACAAGGAAGGATTAATCTTACTTGAGACAGGAAACTTAGCAAGCCGTTCAGATGCTTCAAACAAGGCTTTGATTCGCTCTGAATGATTCTTACCAAATAAAACATCAATTGCTTTGCTGTTGGTATTAAAGAACTCTGTCTTGTTAGGAGAGTTCAAACCAATATCAAGAATAGAGCTTTTCAGGCCTCGCTGTAAGGTTTTATCTGTGCCTGCCAGTAAGAGAAGCTCTTGAAGCTGCTCTGGTTTCTTCAAAGCACTATTAACATATCCCTCAAAACCACCTGAAGTGTTTTGAGACTTCTGCCAAACTGTGTTAAGTTTCTCAACGGAAGCATTCTTTTGTTCATCTAACAAAGAAGCCCTTGTTTCTTTCAGGGCTTGTACATTGGTAGCAGCGCTTTCTAACCGCTGACGCAAGCCCGGAACAGTGGCAATTGCTTCTTCATTCTGTTTCAAGAACAAATTCAAACGAGGAACATTGATTTGCATTGAATCAGGATTAAGAATGTTAGGGGAATTAGACAGCTTCATCATAAAAGCATCTTCAACCAGCTTCAATGTTTCAGGAGAATTGTCAGTAGCCGCTAAGATTTGCTTAATAGCTGAAGGCTTTGTTGTCAGGTTTGGAACAACGCTCTCAACAAACTTAGCTCTATCAACAGCCAGCACACCATTCTCGCTAAAAGGAATACCTAAACGCTCTGCATAAGTACGATCAAGAGTTTTGTAAGCGGTTGGAAAATCTCCTTGGATAGAACCTACAGCATCATCAAACTTGCTCTTAAAAGCGTACAACATCCGCAAGTTGTCATCATCAGAAGTATCACCAATGGCCTTATTCACTGCTCGTTTTAACGAATCAATGGTGTCTACATCCATTGGCTTGTAAGTTCCTTCTGCTGTTTTAACTAAGTTTGGATACTTTTCAGCAAACTTAGAACTAACAGGGGCTGTTTTAGGAGAAAGCGTAGCCTGCACCTTTGCATATAGGCCGGGAAACTTAGCAAACACATCCTCTGCTCTGCTTGTTTTAACAAAGTTCCAAAGACCAGCCACTTGTGGAGAATCAATAACAATACCGTCTGTCTTTGCTTTGTCTAAAAGCTTAGTATATTCTGGCTGTAGTTCTCCTTTGATAAGGGCCTTCTTAACATCCAGAAGATTAGTAAGGCGCTCACCAATGTTTTCTTTACCACTAGGTGCTGCTAAAGAGCCAGTAGAAACCTCTGTAATACGCTCATCCAAAGCATTAATTCTATCTTGACGGTCTGCTTGTTGTTTAGCAAAAGCAGCTTCACGCTTAACATTCTCTAAATTATCCTTAGCTGCTTTGAGACGGGCAACTCCTTCTACACGATTAGGAGAACTTGCAAGCTCTTTCTGTGCTTGTGCAACACCCTCTTGTGCAAGTTTCTGTTGCTGTGCAATAACAGCTGTAAAGGGAGCATTTTCTCCTCGTGCTGTCTCAGAAGCCAATAGACCTGTAAGAGTTGTATCTCCTTTAGCAGCCGCTGTGACAGGAAGCTTAATGCCAGTAAGTTTCTCAATCTCAGTTGCTCGCGTTAAATCACTTGCTAATGAAGGATTGGCTTCCAAAGCTGTTTGTAATTTAGTTTGAGCACGGATGCTACCAAGCAGATCAGAAACTTCTCCAGCAGCAGGAACTCCTTTAGCGGCACGAAAACCGCCAAGCACCATATCAGGAAGATTTCTAGTAAGTGTGTCGGCTGTCATTCCGCCTAACATACCAGCACCAAACTCGCCTAATGGACGATATGTCTCACCAAACTTTTGTGCTATCATTTGACCGCCTTCACCGCCAATAGCGCCACCAATAGCTCCAATAGTTCCTTCAGTAACCGCTGCTGGAAAAGAAGCTGGAATAGCCGCCCTTGCAAGGTTTGCTACATAAGGAGCAGCTTTAGAACCTTGTGTGAGAAGCTGTAATCCCCTAGCGCCACCTGCCAAGACAGGAACAGCCATGGCCCCGCTTAAGGCATTTTGAAACATGCGCTCAACAGTGGAAGGCTGTGCTTCGGCAGGAGGAGCAGCAGGATAGCCGCCAGTAGGGATTTGAGAAACCAAAGAACCCTCTAAACCAAAAACACTATCTCCTCCTAAGTCCTTTGCAATTTCATCGATATCTGTATCTGACAAAGGTTGCTCAGTTGTAACCTTCTTGCCTTGGATTGTATAGGTTGGCATGTTTAATCTTCCACTGTATAAGAAACACCGCCTGCTGTCTTGCGCGTTGTTCCTTTGGTTTCGCCTCTTAATGTAAATACATTTTTAATCTGATCTTCTGTGTAAAGCCCAGACATTCTTGCCGTAGTTTGTAATTGATTAATTTCATTCTGTTCCAAAGCTTCATTCTTCTTTTTGAGCAAAACAGCAAGAGATTTTAACTTCCTCGTAGTGTCGGCTGTAGGAGTACCAGAAGCAAGCCTTGAAGCAATGTCAGAAACACTACCAACAAACGAAGGGTCGCCGCCAAAGGCAGCAACGTCTGCTTTAGAAAGCTGAGTTTCACCTGATGCTTTAGCAAGAGAACGAGCCAATGAAGCCGAAGAAGCGAAGTTGCCTGTTTGAAGTACATCATCTGCAAGAGAGATTGCCTGATCTGCCGCGTTAACAGCATCCCGATAAGGCTTCACTGTAATATTAATGTCTTTCCTCAAGCCTACAAGGTCGCCTGCTCCTTTAACACCGGGCAGTTGGTTTGTAATAGTTGTGCCCTTGCCTCTGCCTTCAGCTTCAATAACTTTATCAACCTCTTTTCTAGCAGCAGAACCAACAGGAAGTGTATCACGATAAACCTGCAACCGTTGAATTTCTGTTGGAGTTATTTCTTTTCCTCGGGTAAGCGCTGCAAGTTCGTCTTCTAAGTTTTTCTTAGTTTGTAAAGCTTCGGGACTAGTGTCTTCTGCTAATGCACGAATACCTTGCCTTAAAGCAGCTTCTCGCTGTGCTTTTAAAAGGGCTGGTGGAATTGCCAGTTGCCGTTCTTTTGAAGCAGCGGCCACATCTTTAGCTGTAGAAGCCTGTTTAGCTAAAAGGTCTTGATACCTCTTTGCTAATTCTTGTGCTGCTGGATAGTCATTAGCAGCCATAGCTTGCTCAATGCCTTGCTTCAGAGCATCAGGATTGTTAGGATTCACACCTTGCAGCAATTGTTGACGCTGCTTAATACGCATCATCTCAGGGTCTTGCCCACCAAGCAAGCCACCAATGGCCCCACCAAGCTGGTTAGCTCCTTGATAGATGCTCATATTAGCCCGCTGAAACGGATCAAGCCTAGCATATTGCAGGGCTTGCGCTTGCAAGGCATCAGCGCGGCTTGCTTGTAAGGCTTCAGGGGTTGTACCAAATAAACTTTGTTCAGCCATAATTACATTCCTTGACGATTAGGAGCCCATAAACCACCATCGCTGTAGCCACCACCATACGAAGGGCCTAGACCAAAAGAATACCCTTGATCTTGTACGGCGGGTTGGAAAAACCTATTAGCAATAGCGCTAGTAAGTTCTTTGTTCTGACCCAAGCCTGTCAGAGCAGAAGCGTAGGGGTTGTAAGCATTTGCTTGTTGCATTGTCTCAGCAGCACTCATGCCACCTCGTAACAGCGTATTGCCCACATTAGCGCCTGCTGTGGCAGCACGGCCACCTAATGCACTGCCGATATCTAAGGCTCCTTGACCTGCTGTCTCTAAGCTCTGACCTAAACCAAACATAGTTTTGTACGGGTCGTAGCCAGCAGAGGTAAGACCTAAGCCACCTGTCATCAAGCCCCGACCAAATTCTGTCTGAGCACGTCCTTGTGCCTGTGCCTCACCAGCAAGGTTGGTGTTGGTCTGTGCAAGGCTGTTGTAATAGGCTTGTAGTTCTGGATTAGAAGCACCCATGCCACCAGCATCTGTAGCGCCTACAGCAAGGCCTGCACGTCCTTGTTGTTGTTGCTGGTTACGAATAGCCGCAAGCTGACGCTCTTGGCCGGGAGCTAAAGCTTCTTGTTGTAATTGTAGCCATTTATTAGCTGCTTGTTCAGGAGTTTCAGCTAAATATCCTCTTCCAAGTTGGAATAATCCTTGCCCTGCTGTCCCTGCCTGCTCTGCTAGGCCCAGCCCTGTAGTGCCTGCCTGAGACAAGAACAGGTCACGCTGTCGTGCAAGCTCTGGAGACAGGGTGTAGCCTGCACTGGACAGATAGCCCTCTGGAGAGAAACCAAACTGGCTTCCACCAAAGGCAGTGGTTACGCCTACTGGACGGAACTTCTGTGCTTCAGCAGCAATACGTGCTGCTTCTGTTGTTGAGGCTGCTGAGGTGCGTGCAGCGTCTTCTGCTGAATTGCCCCCTAAAATACCACCAAGGAGACTACCACCTGCTCCAATTGCTGCGCCAATCCAAGGCATATTATACCCCTTCCATAATTAATACTTCATCTACATGATCTACATCTGTTTCAGAGGTAGCGTGAATACAAAACCAAACACTGTCTTCTAAGGCATAAACAGCATGGTTTACATCCTTGACAATATTAATACAGGCAGGAGCAACATATTCTTTACTAAGCTCTCCATCAAACAACACCCTTACATGGCCTTTAGCCAACACACTTAGGTGGTCATACTTGTGCTTGTGTTGCACAGCAAAGGAACCAGCCTTTAGCTCCATCTCTTTTGCATAAAGGCCTTCTGAGAAGTGGTGTAGTTGGTTCATGTTTTAATAATGAAATACACACCAAGGTAGGGAGGCAGGTTGGCGTTAGTGCCCGATACGCCTGCGGAAGCATTTGTAACAGTGTGCGTGTGTGCTCCTGCTCCTGTTGTGTTAATTGTTCTATTAGTAAAGGCAGCGCCAGCAATAAAATCACCAACATTTCCTGATTCGCCAGAAGATAAGATTCCGTGATTGTGATCTCCGACAGCAGACACTGTTGCTGTATGGGTGTGACTGACAACAACAGAATCCTTACTACCACCAACACTCGCAGCAGCATAGGCTGTACCCGCACCCACAGGCATCCGGTCACGATAGTCAGGAAGGGTGAAGGTTGTTGAGCCATCACCACTACCAAACACCACCCCTAAAATGGCAAACAGAGCAGCATATGTGGAACGACTTACCGTTTGTCCATTACACAACAAGAAGCCACTAGGAGCTGTAGCAGTGGGCCACATAAGCATAGCTCCTGTGAAGGGGCTAATAGCAGCAGTGGCAAAGGCTGTAGTGGCTAGCTGCGTTGTTGATGTGCCTGTAGCTGCTGTGGGCGCTGTGGGCGTTCCAGTGAAGACAGGACTCAGCAAGTCAGCCTTGGTTGTCACAGCCACAGCAATGTTATTAAACTCCGTATCAATCTCAGTGCCTTTGACAATCTTTAATGGATTGCCAATGGAAAGGGCATCCTTTGATGCGAAGTTTGTGCTTTTTACATATTCGGTCAAGATTATTCTCCTATTGCTTATTAAGCAAGTTTCCCATTTTTAGCCTGAATTTCCAACTTCTGTATACTCAAAGGAGCACCAGCAATCTCGCTTTCGTAGCCCGTCTGCACCACCTTGCCACTACCAGAGGGGTAGGCTACAAGAGTTTGTAAGGAAGTTCCCGGACTATATGTAGCTACATTATACTCCCCTATTCCATAATAGTCAACCTCTTGAGTAGGAATTAGTACAGTTTGTGAGTAATAATTGTTAGTGAAATCGTAGCCCCACTTCATTGCCACATACTGATTAGTTCCTCCAATCACAACTACTGACAGTTTCTTTAGCACAGATGTTACAGAGGCTTGTCCTAAGTCGGTGTGGTTGGTAAAATACTGGAAGCGATAGCTGGTTTCATTGTCGAAATAGCCTGTGTATTTACCAATGTAGCCATCCTTGCCAATAAGCATACTACGGTCACGCAAGAAGCAGAAACTCATTGGTTCAATGCCGTCCCATGTTGTAACCCTTGAGCTTCCATCCTGCAAAGATGCTTTCATGTCAAAGCAATACACCGTCTTTAAGACAGGCATTGTAATGAGGTAGAAGCTTTCAAAGGGATTATAGATGCTCTTGATGCTTGCAACCACTTCCCCGTTAACAGCGTTCATCAGGTCATTACGCACATTCTTGCTTAAGTCTCTGAAGGGAGCACTCTTCTCTTGAATGGTACGAAGCACACTCCTCACGCCTGTATCTGACAAGAAGATGATGTCGGAGCCAGTGTTCTGAATGGTATCTCGTGCAATACAGCCTATGCCTGTAATGGTATCAGCAAGCGTCATGGATGCTGGTGCAGTTGCTCCTGTGTAGATGAGAATTGTATTCTTACCAAAGATGAACAAGTTGCCATTGTGAGCAGCAAGGCCAGTGATGGTGTCAGAACCAGAAGGCCATACAGTGCTCACATCCAGTGTGCCAGCAGTTCCTGTGCTCCAAACCTGTCCAGCTAAAATGTCAGAGAAAGCAACAACTGTTTTGTCAGTGGTTGTAGAAGCCACCCATAAGCGGCCATAAGCGCTAACAGCCACATTAGCATCAATGACAGTGCCTGTATAGCCAGCCATCTCGCTCACACGCCTGTAAGTGGTGGTGGATACGGAAGGCTGAAACACTAATGGGTTGTGTCCTGCTTGGAAGAAGTAGATGCACTGGTTTAATGAAACAATCTGCCAGTTGCTGTCTGTAATTGTAGGGGCTGTTCCACCGCCTCCGTATGACAGCTCAGACAACACACCACTCACCAACTTAAACAGCTTGTTATTACCAGCTGCTACAATGTATTCAGTGCCGTCATCAACAACAAGTTGAGCAATTGCTTCTACGGGCTCTGTGCCTAAAGCCCCTAAGGAGGCGTGCTGTGGAAGCCACCCCTTACGAGCACCAATGCGTCCGTATTGGTCAATCACACAATTGGTAGCTACTAAGGCAAAGCCTTGTGCAAGATCAAGGGAGGAGTCTTGGGTGTTGAGCCCCATGAACCCCGGAGCAGAGATTGTAGATGTTTGGAGGGGTTGGGCCATTAAGGAGCACTCCAGCATTCTTCCTCTGGATAACGAGATGCCTCCAGAGCAATATAATCAGACAAAGCGCTCTTGTACATGGCGGAAGCTTCTGAGCTATTTAAGCCACCGTCTTCACCACGCTCAACGAGGGAGCGAGCGTAAGCAAGCAAGACAACAGGCTCTTTAGGAACCAACATGTTGTCACCATCATTAACAAGCTCTTCCTGTGGGATGTACAGATTGAAGAACAGCGTGTAAGCACCATCAGGAATAGGGAAAATATCTACCTGTGTGTCGCCATTGGAGTTAATGCCATTGAAGTTGTAATAGAAGGGGATGCCATGCACAGGTGTTGGAGAACTCAGGAAGTTCTGCGTCATCTGCTTGGATGTTTGTGGCGTAAGGAAGTTGCGGGTTGTGTTATTATAGATTTCAATAACCTTAAACCGACTGCCTGTACCTGTCATCACATAGTTAAATGTGGATGCTGATGTGACGGCTGTGAGGGTGGAAGTTAGAGCATTCCAATTGTAAGCATCTTCCACTTGTCGCTTTGCATCATTAACAAACTTGCCAACAAGCTTAGACAACACATTCTCATTAACTGTAGACACCTCTGGCTCACGAAGGCGTACAAGCACATCGTTAACCAAAGAGAGGAGGGAGGGGAGAGCCATAATTATCCTTTATTAATAGCGCAGGTTCCAGCGCATTGCTCAAGAGCTTCGTAAACAAACCAACCAGTTGCACCAAGCACTA